TTGATGATGTCAATGTTTTCGCCAAAGGCTAAACGGGCTGAAGTGGCAAAGATAAATTTTACGGGATGGGCTAACAATGGCTGAATACGATTACGAAGAGAAACCAGAGCGCAAGGGCGACTCTGACGAAAAGGATAGCTACAGCTATGATGACCATCAGAGCGTAATGAATATGCTGTCTCAGGCGCAGGCAGCAGACCACGATAACCGTGATAGAGCCAGAGAAGCTCACTTGTTCATTGACAAGCGTGACGGTCAATGGGAGCCATACTGGTGGAATGCTAATACCAACAAGCCCCGCTACTCATTCGACATGGTGTCGCCAATCATCGATCAGGTAGCTGGCGAGATCGAGCAGGCAGACTTTGACATTCGTGTCAGCCCTGCTGGTGGTGACGCTACCAAAGAGATCGCACTGACATACGATGGGATAATTCGCAACATCGAGAATCTATCCAACGCCAAAGAAGTGTATTCAAGTGCAGCTAGAGGCTGCATCATATCGGGATATGACGGATGGCGCGTCTCTCAGAAGTATGTTGATGACAACTCTTTTGACCAAGACCTGTGCATCGAGAAGATTCACAACTTTATAGACCGGGTCTGGTTCGACCCTGCCGCAGAAAAGCAGGACAAGAGCGATAGCCGTTATGCTTTCGTTCTCCACGCTGTATCCCAAGACGAATTCAAAAGACGCTGGCCTGACGCTAAAGGCGAATCTGTCCCTGATGACCGGGACGGTGACGCATACTTTGACAAGGCTGAAGTAACCATCATTGGTGAGATGCTCTACGTTGAGAAAGAGGATCGTGAACTAGTGATGATGTCCAACGGTCAGACCTATGAGGTCAATGAGGACTACCAGAAGGTAGCTGATGACATGGAAGTGCTTGGCGTTACAGAGGTCAAGCGCAGAACCCGTAAGGTTACGAAGGTCTGCTCCCGGTTCTTTGATGCCAAAGATTTCTTGGATGAGAAGCGTGAGACAGTATTCAATACGATCCCTGTTATCCCTGTCTTTGGTAACTACAAGATATTTGAAAACAAGACAATCTACTGGGGTGTCGTTGAGAAGCTAATCGACCCACAGCGTGTCCTGAACTACTCAATGAGCCGTGAGATCGAAGAAGGCGCACTAGCACCACGGGCTAAGTATTGGATGACACTGGCACAGGCGGCAGGCCATGAGGATACACTGTCTACCCTGAACACCAACTCAGATCCGGTACAGTTCTACAACGTAGACCCAGAATCCCCAGCAGTGCCACAGCAGAACGGTGGCGCTCAGATCAACCCCGGACTCCGCACTATCTCCGAAGCCATGCGTGGCATGATTGGATATGCTGCTGGTATGTTTGCCGCCAATATGGGAGACAATCCCGGCTTGCAGTCAGGTGTAGCGATACGCCAGTTGCAGGATAAAGGCGACAACTCCACATACAAGTACAACAAGGCCGTACAGTCTGCCATTGCCGCTACAGGCAAGATTCTCGTTGACGCAATACCAAAGGTCTACGATACAGAACGCACCATGCGCGTCTTGTATGAGGATCAGAGCTACGACATGGAAACCATCAACCAGCGCGTGATAGACAACGCCACTGGTGAGATTGTTACCCTGAATGACTTGTCTCAGGGCATCTATGACGTAGTGTGTAAGGCTGGCCCCAGCTTCAAGAACCGTCAGCAGGAAACGCTTGAGATGATTATTGAGATGGCAAAGGTTGACCCGTCTATCATGCAGATCGCTGGCGACATTATGATGCAGAACATCAATACACCTGCCGCTGACTCCATAGCAGAGCGTAAGCGCGACCAGATGCTCAAGGCTGGCTTGATACCAATATCTCAGATGAGTGACGAAGAACAGGCTCAGATGCAACAGCAGATGGCCCAACAGGGACAGCAACAAGACCCTGCAACCATCATGGCACAAGCAGAGATGGGTAAGGCACAGGCTGAAATGATGAAAGCCCAGATCGAGCAGGCGAAGGTTCAGAACGATCAGATGAAGCTACAGCTAGAGGCTCAGAAAGCCCAGCTAACAGCAGAGAACGATCAGGCCGACAATCAGGTTGACGTATTCAAAGCCCAGACTGACCGCATGAACACGCAGATCAAGGCACAGGAAGCTGGAGCCAAGATCACGAAGGAAGGCGTACAGACCGAAGGCGTACAGCTTGATAACGTCAAGAAGGCGCAGGAACTAGCTAATCCAATGATAGGAATGTTTAGGCGTGGCTGAACCAAGAAACTTGCCACTGGAGCGTAGGAATGAGCGCAGGGCGCGTATTGGGATGCCTCCTGCCCAACCTATTGACCCAGAGGAGCAAGACTTAACGCAATCATCCCTTAACTGGATTGCAAACTTTCAGATACCCGTAGTGTCTGATGCGGCGGGTGTAGCCGCTGATGTCAGGATGTATCAGAACGAGCCGGAATCAAGGAGCGCATTAAATTATGTTCTTACCGGGTTAAGCGCGATTCCTTTTGTGCCGAATGCATCTACAGTAAAAAATGCAAAAGACATTGTATCGGGTATTGTTCAGGATTACCCAAAGTCTTATAAGCCTCAAATAATAGACAACTACGTTAGTC